AGGTAGGTAAGGGATATGAGGTTTCATCAAGTCAACTTTATTCTTCATATCGAGCTTACTGTTCTAGTATTGGTGAGTATCCAAGAAGCACAAGTGACTTCTATACGGCCTTAGAAAAAAATGGATTCAAGAAGGAAGTCAAAAAAAGAATCAAGTATATCAAAGGACTTAAGCTTATTGATTCGACTGTGACTGACTTTGAGGAGTTCCTTACGTAGTAAGGAAAATAGCCAAAACGACATAGTCTACATAGTCTAAATACAAACTATTGCATATAGCAAAAAATAGCCAAAAAAAACCTATATAGAAAAAGTTGTATATCGACTAAGTAGACCATGTCATTGGAGGTTGTTATGGAAGAGAAAAAGATTGAGCAGAAGCTTTGTAAAGAAGTGAAAAAGAATGGTGGAATTGCCTTAAAGTTTGTAAGTCCTGGATTTGATGGGATGCCTGATAGATTGATTCTTATAGCAATTGGTCATATGGCATTTGTCGAAGTCAAAGCTAAAGGCAAGAAACCAAGAAAACTGCAAGTCAAAAGACATGAGATGTTAAGGAAGATGGGCTTTAGGGTTTATGTCCTTGACGATGAAGAACAAATAGGAGGAATAATTGATGAAATACGAACCTTATGATTATCAAAAATATGCAACTAATTTTATTGAAGAAAAACAAGCAAGTGCAGTCTTTCTTTCAATGGGCTTAGGTAAAACTGTTATAACTTTATCTGCATTATTTGATTTACTCTTTGATTCATTTGATGTTCATAAGGTTTTGGTTATTGCTCCACTAAGAGTTGCAAAGTTTACATGGCCAAGCGAAATTGAAAAATGGGAACATTTGAATTTTCTTAAATATTCAGTTGTAGTTGGAACTGAAGTACAAAGGAAAAAGGCACTTGATGAAAAAGCCGACATCTACATTATCAACCGTGAGAATGTTCAGTGGCTAATCGATAAAAGTGGTTATAAGTTCGATTATGACATGATTGTTATTGATGAATTATCAAGTTTCAAAAATGGAAAATCAGTAAGATTTAAAAGTTTACTTAAAGTAAGACCTTTAGCCAAAAGAATAGTAGGACTAACCGGTACACCTTCAGGAAATGGACTCATGGATTTATGGGCTGAATTCAAATTGCTTGATTATGGCGTAAGACTTGAAAGATTTATAACTCATTATCGCAATAAGTACTTTATCCCTGATAAGAGAAATGGCGAAATTGTGTATTCGTATAAGCTAATTCCTGGTGCTGACAAAGTTATCTATCACAAGATTTCTGATATTACAATGTCAATGAAAGCAGAAGATTATCTTAAGATGCCAAAGCTAATCTATAGGAACCATGAAGTTGAAATGCCAGATAATGCAACAGAGGTTTATAGGAATCTTCAAGATGATTTCATTCAAGAACTAAAGGATAAAGATGAAGAAATAACAGTAGCAAATGCAGCTGTACTAACTAATAAATTACTCCAAGTTTCTAATGGTGCTTTATACACAGATAATGGATCAACATTTAAGATCCACGATGCAAAACTAGATGCTTTAGAAGATTTGATTGAAGCATCGAACGGAAAACCAATGTTAGTGGCATATTGGTTCAAACATGATTTGGAAAGAATCAAAGAAAGATTAGATTCACTTGGAGTCAATTATGGATGCCTTGATAAAGATGATGCAATTAGAAAATGGAATGAAGGAAAACTTAATGTTGGTTTAATTCATCCTGCATCAGCTGGGCATGGTCTTAATCTTCAAAGTGGTGGAAATGTAATCGTATGGTTTGGCTTAACTTGGAGTTTGGAACTCTATGAGCAAACCAATGCGAGATTATACAGGCAAGGTCAAAAGGCAGAAAGTGTAATAGTGATTCACATTATTTCAAAAGGAACTATCGATGAAGATGTACTTGATGTAATTCACGGAAAGGCAACACGACAAAATGCATTATTAAAAGCAGTAAAAGCGGAGGTGTAGGATATGGATAAGAAGACTTATTTATGTAGATATCATAATATCTTGGAAAAGATAGAAAAGAAAAAGCAATACATCGACTTTTGTAATGAAAGAGCCTCATCCATTCCCGGTCCTTGTTATGGTGAAAGAATCAATAATCCTAGTCCAAGTTATGAAGCTCCATTTGTAAGGTGGATCTATAAAGGCATTGAAGCCGAAGAAGAGTTGGAAGAATTAGAAAAGAAAGCTGGTCTTGTAAGAATGGAGATTGAAAAAGCAATCAACACAGTTAAGGATGAAGACTTACAAATGATTCTAACTTATCGTTACATAGATTGGCTTACTTGGAGCGAAATAGCCGCTAAAGTTTATTATTCGGATAAGACAGTTAGAAGGAAACACGACCAAGCTATAGAGCTAATAAAAATTGACCAGGTGTGACCAAGCGTGTCCAATGGTGTCTTTGTCAATAGTGTGATATGATATAATTGGGCGAAAGCCATAGAGAATAATAGTCCATTTGGAGCAATCCTATGGGCTTTTTTTATTGCAGTAAAAGGAGGAAATGGATATGCCACATAAACCATTAAAACCATGTAAATATCCAGGATGTCCTAATCTTACTGAAGGTAGTTACTGCGAAGAGCATAAGGGACTTGTTGCAAAAGAATACAATCGATATTCTCGTTCGTCTGATCATAATAAAAAGTATGGTCGTGCTTGGAAAAGAATCCGTGATAGATATGCTAAAGAACATCCTTTGTGTGAACGTTGCTTAAAAGAAGGAAGAATTACTCCAATGGATGAAGTTCATCACATCTTACCAGTTAATCGTGGTGGTGGGAATGAAGATTCAAACCTTATGAGCGTTTGTAAGAGTTGCCACAATAAAATTCATATCGAACTTGGTGATAGACATCCACACGAATGGTAGGTGAAAACATGTTAAAAGAAATACCTGGATTTCCTGGACAATATGCGACAGAAGATGGGCTAATATATTCAGATAGAAGTGGAGAGTTAAGATTGAAACCACAAAGATTAGATACTAAGGGATATTTAAGAGTTAACCTTCGTGATGATAGTGTGCCTGCAAAAGATAAACAATTAAACGTTCACACTTGTGTTTTGTTAGCTTTTGTTGGTCCAAAACCTGAAGGAATGGAATGTAGACATCTAAATGGAAATTGTCACGATAATCGTTTGGAAAACCTAAAGTGGGGTACTCACCAAGAAAATATGCAAGATCAAATTAGACATGGAACCTTAGCAGCTTTACGACATGGCGAAAATCATATAAAGTCAAAATTAAATAATAAATCCATAAATACTATTCGTTGGCTTAGAGATGATGGATGCTCACAAAAAGAAATAGCCACAATGTTCTCAATAACGCAAAGACATGTTAGCGATATATTAAGATACGAAACATGGAAAAAAGATATAGGGGTGGGCCCTCTCTATCTCCAGGACTTTTTATCTTGAAAATCGGCCCTGGGTCTCGTGTGTAAAAATCTTTTTTCAAACGGGGTATTAACCAAAAAATCAAACAAGGAGGTATTAGCCTATGGCTAAAGATGGTACAAATCGAGGTGGATATCGTCCTGGAAGTGGTAGAAAATCAAAACCTTTAATTGAAAAAATCAATGAAGGCAAAACAAAATCAAAGGCAAAATTTGATACTTTACTTCCTGAACCAGCTGAGTTTATAGGTGATGATATGCCACCAGTAAAGGAATACTTAAAAGCAAAACAAAAAAACGGCAAAGACTTAGTCGCTGAAGAAGTTTATAAAGAAACATGGCAGTGGTTGAGGGATAAAGGCTGTGAAAAATTAGTAAGTCCACAATTGCTTGAACAGTATGCAATGTCAGTCTCTCGTTGGATTCAGTGCGAAGAAGCAATATCTGAATTCGGTTTTCTTGCAAAACATCCTACAACTGGTAACGCAATAGCGAGTCCATATGTTTCTATGAGCCAATCTTTTATGAAACAAGTAAATCAAGTGTGGTTTCAGATATTCCAAGTAGTAAAAGAAAACTCATCGGTAGGTTATGGTGGTGCTAATCCACAGGACGATTTAATGGAGCGTTTGCTTAAAGCAAGAAAAACATAAAGATCATACATTTATAAAAATACACATAGGTCACTCAATTGGGTGGCCTTTTTTGATGGAAGGAGGAATGCACATGTTAAGAGTCATAGAACTATTTTCTGGTATTGGTGCTCAGGAACAAGCATTAAAGGAGGCAGAAATAAAGCATAGAATCGTTGCTACAAGTGATATTGATTCTTACGCAAATAAAGTTTATGAAGCATTGCATGGTGAAAAGATAAATCTTGGTGATATAAAAACAATTCAAAGATTACCTAATGCTGATTTGATTACCTATTCATTCCCATGCACTGATATTTCAATCAGCGGAAGAATGAAAGGCTTTGATAAAGGTTCAAATACCGGATCATCTCTATTATGGGAAGTTCAAAGATTGCTTGAAGTTGCACGTGATAATAACGAACTACCAAGATTCCTTTTAATGGAAAATGTGAAGAACATCATATCAAAAAAATTCATGCCAAAATTTCAAGAATGGTTGGATTTCTTAACCGAGCTTGGATATAAGAACTTTTATCAAGTGCTCAACGCTAAAGATTATGGTGTTCCTCAAAACAGGGAACGTTGCTTTATGATTTCAATCCTTAATTATGAGGGCGATTTCAAGTTTCCTGAAAAGCAAGAATTGAAGGTTAAACTTCGTGACTTACTTGAAGATGAAGTTGATGAAAAATACTTTTTATCCAATAAGCTCATTGATTGTTTTACTGACATGAAAAATCGTAACGGTCTAATTCGTGGGCTTAGGTTTAGGCCTAAAGGCAAAGACGAAGATTATGCCTGGACAATTACAACTCATGCAGGAAGTAGACCTACTGATAATTACATTATTGAACCAATCCCTGCTGCACTAAGAGGAAGATATGAAAGTGATGGAAAGATTAAGCAACATCTAGAACTAAAAGATGATGGAAATACAAACACAATCACTACAGTTCAAAAGGATAATTTAATCATTGTCCCTGAAGCTACAAAGAAAGGTTATGCTCTTGCCAAAGAAGGAGATGGAATTTATACCAACCGAGTTCAATACAAACGTGGTGTGGTTCAAAAAGATAAGATTCCAACTCTTAAGACTAGTCCTAACGATGTAGCAGTTGTTACTAAAGATATAAATAATTTGATTTCCATAAGACGCCTCACTCCACGTGAGTGTTTTCGCTTGATGGGATGGTGTGATGAAGATATCAATAGAGCCTTTAAGACAGGTGTATCGGATACACAACTATATAAAATGGCAGGCAATTCCATCGTTGTTAATTGCCTAACTGAAATATTTAAAAATTTAAAGGAGATTATAGAAAATGTTTGAAAAAGTAAATCC